GGCGTGGCGCCGAACGCGACGCTCGACGAGGTGAACAGCCGGTTCAAGGAGCTGGCGCGCATCAATCACCCTGACGTCGGCGGCAACCTCGCAGAGTTTCAACGGATCTCGGAAGCTCGACACGCGGCGTCCGCGGCGCTCGGACGACGGTCATGAGCCTGAACCAGATCGGGATCGTCGTGTTCGTGGTGGCGGTGGTCGTCGGCCTGGTCGCGGCCTTCGTGCGAGGCCGCCGGCGAGACCAGCGGGCGCGCGAGCTCGCCGCGTTCGTGCGGCAGGAGTCGCTCCGCGCCGTACGCCGCCGGATTCCTGGCGACGGCGAGCGGTCGTTTCCGTCGCTGGCGGCAACGCCGCGCGGACGGCCCGGGGATGAGGACCACGCACAGGGAGGAGACCCATGAGCACGACGCCCACGGATGGGCGGTCCGTGACGGCGCGTGCGGCGGCGCTCGCCGCCCGGCAGCAGGTGCAGTACTGGGTCGTCCTGTCCTATCAGGACGGGCTCGCGATCTTGGACGGGCGCGTCCCGCCGGCGCTCCGGCGGCAAGTGATCACGCGGCTCAAGCGTGAACAGACGGAGAGCGCCGACGAGTACGCGGCCCGGGTCGCGGAGGCCCGGGCCTGACCGACAGGAGCAGCCTAATGAGCATGCGGAACATCACGCAGGAACGCGCGGCGCGCCGGTTCAGCCAGATAGCCGTCCTCGAGCGGTCGTTGGCGCTGAAACTGGGCGAAGTCAGCGAAGCCAAGCGCCACGTCAAGGAGCTCTCCGAGGAAGCCGACGGCCTGATGGCGCGGCTCCGGACGGCCGCGCGGGACGAAGGCGAACTGCCGTTGTTCGACCTGGACGAAGAGCGCTGACCGCCGTGCTGACGCCGAAGCAGCAGCGCTTCGTGGCGGAGTATCTCGTGGACCTCAACGCCACGCAGGCCGCGGTGCGCGCGGGCTACAGCCGCAAGACCGCGAAAGAGCAGGCCTATCGGCTGTTCACAAATGTTCACGTCCAGGCCGCCATTCAGCGCCTCCAAACCGCCAAGCTGCAGCGCGCGGAACTGACGGCCGACCGGGTGCTCGAAGAATACCGGCGGCTGGCCTTCAGCAACGTGCAGCAGTTGTTCACGCCCGACGGATCGCTGATTCCGCTGCAGGAGCTGCCGCCGGAGGTCGCGGCGGCGATCGCGAGTTGTGAACTGGTGATGAAAAACGCCACCGCGGGCGACGGGCGGATCGATCGCGTGTTGAAAATCAGGCTGTGGGACAAGACACGGACGCTCAATGACCTGGCGCGGCATTTCGCGTTGTTGGTCGATCGGATCGAAGTCTCCGGCGACGTCTCGCTGACGGCGAAGATTGCGGCGGCGCGGCAGCGCGGTGCGCAACTCTTGGCGGAGCGGAACAGGACGTGATGATGACGACAGAGGACCGGCACGGCTTACAGCGCGTCTCGGTGGACGAGGCGCTCGGCGGCATCACGTCGGGCGGGCGCATCACACTCACGATTTCAGTCGGCCAGCCGCTCACCACGCTGCATCGGGTGGGCTACGACATGGGGTGTTATCTGCTCGAACTAGACGACGACGAGCAGCCGGTGTGCGCGTACCACCGGGAGGTGAGCAATGGCGAACTTGACGGATGACGAGGTCATACAGTTGCTCGCGCTGCTCGGCCTGCCGCCGATGGTCGCGGGGGATCGGTTCGTAATCGAGGACGCGCGCGGCGGCGGCTGGTATTTCGGCATCAGGCATCGTGATGGCACGGAAACCTGCGCGCCGCCGGATGTCGTTTGGGAGATTGACGCGCTGATCCGGGCGTTCTTGGGCGGAACACCACGGTGATCAAAATGCTCTGTAAGGCCTGTGGCGTGCGCGCGGGCCAGTATCCGCGCTGGCTGTGCCGCGCGTGTGACCGGGCGGCGGGGAGTTTCGCGCCGGCCGTGCATCGGCCGCGGACACGGTGCCGGCGGTGCGGGGCGGAGAGCGAGCCGGCCGAGGGGTTGTGCGCGCGGTGCTGGCAAGCGCTGGCCGACGAGGTCGCGGCGGCGGCGGCGAGGCGGGAGGCGGCATCGCCGGATCGCACGCCGGTCCGGCGGGAGCGGGTTGTCGGGCGGCGGGTTTTCGAAGTGGTGTGGGACGGGTCGAAGCGGTGAGGCCGATAGCCTACACCGTCTGTCACTGGACGCGCACGCGCGATCGCGGCTATCGGACGGCGTGCCGGGTGGCGGTATGGCTGGGCGGGCGGACGGTGCGACAGTTGGGGTTCTGGGTCTGCCCCTACTGCGGCGGGGCGCTCTGGGTGACAGGACGGGCACGATGATGGAACCGATCGATGGGGAGGGATTCACGATGGCTGAGTTTGCGTACTACCGGAAGAAGCAACTGGCGGAGATGCGGCCGTATGTGGACGGGGAGTCGTTGGCGGGCATCTCGGTCGCCGAGGTTGATCGAGAGCACGGGTCGCCCGCCGTGGGAGACATGATCGCGCGGAACCCATTGGATCATGCGGATCAATGGTTGGTGAGCGCCGCGTTTGTCGCGACAAATTACGAACCCGTGCCGTGACGTCGACCGCCACGCAGGCCGACGCCGAGGCGCTGCAGGAGCTCGTCGCCTCCTGCTACGCCGACCCGTTCGCCTTCGTCCTCCAATGCTTCCCGTGGGGCGAACCGCACACCCCGCTGGCCGACGAGCCCGGGCCCGACGCCGTGCAGCGGGAGTTCCTCGAGGCGCTCGGTGCCGAGATCCGGGCGCGCGGGTTCAACGGGCGCGACGCCGTGCTGCCGATTCGCATGGCGGCGAGCTCCGGCCACGGGACGGGGAAGTCGAGTCTCGGCGGCATGCTGGCCGCGTTCATCCTGAGCACGCGCCCGGATTCGATCGGCACGGTGACGGCCGGCACGAACACGCAGCTCACCGCGCGCACCTGGGCGGCCATCCGCCATTGGCTGTCGATGTGCCTGACGGCGCCGTGGTTCCATCAGCAGGCGACGGGCATCTACAGCATCTGGCGCCCGGCGTCGTGGAAGCTGATCCCGCAGACGTGCAAACCGGAAAACGCGCAGTCCTTCGCCGGCCAGCACGCGAAAACATCGACGTCGTGGTATCTGTTCGATGAGGCGTCCGAAGTGGACGATCGGATCTGGACGACGGCGGATCCAGGCGGGCTGACGGACGGCGAGCCCATGTTTTTTGCGTGGGGGCAGTTGGTGCGCAACACCGGCTACTTCTACCGCGTGTGCCAGGGCGACGTCGCCGGGCGCTGGAACCATCGACGGGTCGATTCGCGGACGTCGCGGTTCACGAACAAGGCACTGCTCGAGCAGATTGCGACCGACTACGGCGAAGACTCCGACATGTTCCGCGTGCGCGTGCTGGGCCTGCCGCCGCGGGCGAGCGAGCTGCAATACATCGACAGCAACCGCGTGACGTTGGCGCGCAAGCGGTCGTTCAAGGCGGGCGACGACGAGCCGCTCGTGGCGGGGTTCGACGTCTCGGGCGGCGGCAAGGCGTGGAACGTCATCCGGTTCCGGCGCGGGCTCGACGGCAACCCGCGGGCGCCGATTCGTATCCCCGGCGAGGCGGACCCGGATCGGTCGCAGCGGATCGGGATCTGCGCGGAGCTGCTCAGCGACCGGCGGCCGGGGCATCAGATCGCGGCGCTCTTTGTCGATAGCGCGTTCGGCTCGCCGATCGTGGTGCGGCTGCAGGCGCTCGGCTACGACAACGTCTACGAGGTGAACTTCGGCGGCGTGTCGCCGGATAGTCATTACGAGAACATGCGCGCGTTCATGTACGGGAAAGCGAAGGAGTGGCTGTTGCTCGGGACGTTGCCGGATGAGGATCGGCTCTGCGACCAGCTCTGTCTGCCGGGGTTTCACATCAACCGGCGGGGGCGGCTGGTGCTCGAAAGCAAGGAGTCGTTGCAGGCGCGCGGCGAGGCCTCGCCGGATGATGCCGACGCGCTGTGCCTGACGTGGGCGCAGCCGGTGGCGCCGCCGCGGCCGCTGGTCGAGACGCGGCAGGCGCAGCGGCCGGTGGCGAGTGCGTGGGGGTGACGCAGGCTGTATGCACATGGTAAAATCGTCTGTATGAAAAAGACGATGCTGATTGATAACGGGCTGCTGGCGCAGGCACGGGCGGCGTGCGGGGCCAGTAGCGACACTGAGACGGTGCGGCAGGGGCTGCAGGCGCTGATTCAGCACCAGGCCTATCAGGAGATGCGGAAACTGCTCGGGACGGAGCGCGGCCCGGTGGTGGACGTGCCGCGCCGCCGGGAACCGGCCAAGAAGACGCAGACCCGGCGGCGGGCCGCGTGACGGTGCTAGTGGATACCTCGGTGTGGGTCCGCGCCCTCGGCCGGACGGCGCAGGCGCAGCGGGCGACGCTGGATCGGCTCCTGGACGAGCGCGCGGTAGTGGCGCATCCGCTCGTCTACGGCGAGTTACTGATGGGGGACGTCGGGGGCCGCGCTGCCGCCTTGCGCGTCTACGAGACGTTCCCGGCGTGTGTGCCGGTCGCGCATGACGCGGTCATCGCGTTCGTGCGGCATCATCGGCTGATGGGCACCGGCATCGGCTGGATCGACGGGCACCTGCTGGCGGCGGCGGTGCGGGACCGGGTGGCGCTGTGGACGGTGGATCAGCCGCTGGTGCGGGCCGCACAGGCGCTCGCCTGCGGCTTTGAGGGCGCCTGATGGCTGCCCCGCTGCGCCTCGAACTCCGCCTCGTGGATCCACAATCGGGCCGCTTCCACATAGTGTCGGTCGACGTCCTGCAGGCGTGGCTACTGGAGACGCCGCCCGAGGAGGTCGCGCGGCGTGCGCTGGTCCCGGCGCTCGTCGCGCTCCGCGCTGAGGTGCAGCGCGACCCGCGGGGTATCGCCCCGCTGATCATGAAGGGCGTCGGCTTTGCGCGCGTCGGCGTCACGCCCGAGGGCGAACTGGACATTCGGCGCATCGGCAAGGACGACTCGGAAGGTAAGGAACGCTCATGACTGAACACGTCATCAACGCCCTGCGCGCCAACCGTACCTGCCTCTCGGTCCACGATGCCGATGCGTACACGCCGACGGCACCGCCCGCGTATATCGCCCTGCTCCGTCGGCTGATGTCCCGGCCGGAATAATGGTTGCGCCCGGCCGGCGCGGCTGTTCACACTGGCCGCACCGATGGGGCTCCATGCCGGCGCGTCCTTCGATCCCGACACGCTGCTGATTTCGACGCGGACGCGCGTCGTCTGGACGCTGGCGGAGCGCAAGCGCCTCGACCGCTGCGCGAAGGACTTCAACGTCCACGGCGACAAGCTGCAACTGCGCTGCGGGCAGATGACGTGCCCCGATCCGACGATGCACCTGGCGGCGAAGTTCGATGAGCCCGGCGGCGCGGTGTTGCGCTGCGGCTGCACGGATCGCGTGTTCTCGCAGACGGTGTAGTGATGATTCACATTTCCCCGAGTCCGACGGCCGACACGCGAACGTGCGACTTCGCGACCGTCACAAAGGAGACGCTTTTCACGAGTTCCCTGCAGCACATCACCGATGTGCGCGAGGCGCTCGCGTTCTTCGCCTCGAAGCTGGATGAAGCCGCGGAACATCACGACCCGGACAAGTTGTCCGACATCGACGGGTTCCACGCCGATTTCGTGACCGGCTTCGCGCAGACGGGGTGGTGGGACCGGCATCGGAAGCTGAATCGGCATCACCTCGAGCAACCCGACGGGTGCCCGGTCGATGTGAACCTCATCGACGTGCTGGATTACATCGCCGATTGCGTCATGGCGGGGATGGCGCGGAGCGGCAGCGTCTACCCACTGAAGCTGGGGCCGGAGTTGCTGGAGCGAGCCTTTCAGAACACCGTGGATCTGCTCAAGCATCGCGTCGTGGTGGACGGCTGATGCCCGCCGTCGCCTTCACCAGCCGCTACGGACCGCACACGCCGTCGGCGCTGCGGATCTGCCGCGGCCCCTGTGAAGGCATGGGCTGCCATCCGCAGGAGGTCGCGGGCGTGCCGCCGACGGCGAGCGTCGATGACCGGTGGGAATTTGTGCGGTGCGCGGCCTGTGGCGGCTCCGGGCGCGTGCCCTGGTGGCGCAGCGTGCTGCGGGTGCCGCGCTGGTTCCTCCGCGCCGTCCGGTTCTTCTGGCAGGAAGGCGTGCGCCAAGTGCATGGCAACGGCGGGTGGTCGTACTGGCGCTGGATGGGGACCGTCGCCCGGATCGCGTTCCTCACGGACTTGGGCTGGAGACGCTGATGCCTGACCCGATCCTCCAGGAGATGCTTGAGCGCAAAGCCTACTCCGAAGCGAACTGGCAGCCGATCCGCGACGAAGCCGAAACCGACATGCGCTTCGTCGGCGGCGACCCGTGGGACGACGCCGATCGCAAGCTCCGCAAGAACCGCCCGACGATTGCGCCCGAGGAAATGGCGCAATATCACAATCATGTGATCAACGCCCTGCGCGCCAACCCGCGCGGGATGAAGTTCACGCCGACCGGCAACGGCGCCAACGACGACGGCGCCCGCTGGTATCAGAACAAGGCGCGCGAAACCGAGTATCGCAGCCGGGCGGACGTGGCCTATCTGACGGCCGCCGAAAATGCGATTCAGCGGTCCTACGCTTC